ATTTTGAATACAATACTTTAGTAATCCAGCAGAAGAATTATTGAATTGATTTTTTGGATTACTGACACGAGCACAATATGCAATGTGTCTTTCTGCATTTGGAGTTACAGAAACCAATTTAACAGATTCAGTCATGAAAACCAACTTCCCTTTAATGTTTTATAAGATTCACGCAACGATTTAGTCAATTTTTTGATTTGGGAGTATGCGTCTTCTGTGGTGATTTTTCCACTACTAGCAAGTGAAGAAATATAACCAACGTGAGTCGCATAAACACTCAAATTGTTTTGTGCCGCAATGTCCAGAAAATCTCCATCTCCTGTAGGAACAGCAAATAGAAATTTTTCAAGATCTTTATTCATTTCGTTTTTAGTCGTCGTCATCTTCGAATACCTCATCGTAATCATCTATGTCTCCAATATGTGGAGCAACTGCTTCATATGCATAAGATTCTGGACTTGAATATACTTCTGCCTTTAAGGAATCGACCAGAAGTTCCAGATTTTTAATAATGATTTTAAGTTTATCTTGATTCATAGGTTTTCATCTGTAGCAAAGATATTATAGAAGAAAACAGAAGAGATGTCAAGTTCAATATTTAATGATTTCAAAGACATCATCTTTTTCTACAAGTGCAGAGCAAGTATCTGTCCAATCTCCGGCACACATATAAGTCGTTCCCTGATACTCACGAATATTTGCGTGGTGAATGTGTCCGGCAATCACACCATCATATTCTCCAATTTTTCTTACGTGATGTATCAAATCCATTTCATACTTATCAATAAACTTTTTACCTCTTGGAATTGATTTGAGAAAATTAATCAAAGAAAACCCAAAAGTCTTGTTTAGAAAAATATTTAGAGGTGTGATTGTTTCATATCCCCAGTTCATAAAATATTGCTTCCAGGAACCAGATGAGAACTCGGAATAAAAATCACCATGAATACATAAAAACTTTCTATTTTTTGTGCTGTGATGAATATAAGAATCACAGATGATAAGATTTTGATGTAAATAAGAAGAACTGGTGTTTACATATTTTCTTGCGACTGCATCGTGATTACCAAGAATATAAACAACTTCTGTTCCTTTTCTGGACAATTCTAGAATTTTTTCAACTGCCTTTGTGTGTTGAGTTTTCCATAGAGTATTATGTTTTTCCATACAATATATGTCTATAATATCTCCGACCATTACAAGTTTATTTGTATCAAGTTGATTTAGAAACTTGAGAAACTTATCAGTATTACATCTGTCGGTTCCGAGATGAACATCTGAGATGAAGACGGTATCGTGAGTCATCGTTCTATGTAAGAAAGTGTATGGTTTGTTGAGTGAAGTTGTGAGATAATCATATCACAACCCAATTTTGGATCGGAATCTCCACAAGTATAAACATCTACTGCTGCTTTTCCTTCTTCTGGCCAGGTATGAATGCTAATATGACTTTCTGAAAGTAGGCATATTACAGTTGCTCCTTGCGGATCAAATTTTTTAAAAACTGTTTGAAGAACTGTTGCACCACTTATAACTGCTGCTTCTTCGAGTAACCTTACAAGATAATGCTCGTCATTCAAAAGAACAAACGAGCATCCATACAGATTAAGTAAGTAGTGCTTTCCCATTAGTCTACCGGATCTTCTTGTGCTTCTTTAATCAATGAACTCACATATGCCTCGGTTCCGTCCATTGTTTTTACAGCAAAAAGAGGAGACTTCATATATTGCTTAACTTTTTTATATTTTTTCAAGAGTTTTGATACTTCATCATCATCAAGAATTACTTTTGCTTTATTGTTTTCAAATCCCGCAGTCATCTTTTTTTCTTCTTCTCTGGTGTTCTATATCCCCACGACCTGGGACTTATTGTTCCATATCCATATTTAATCTTTTGAAGTGCTCCTGGACCGTATTTATCATAATACATATCAAAAATATTTACCTGTTTACTCGCACGGCAGAGATCAAGATATTCTTTACCTTCGGACACATACCAAACCAAATATGCATCAAGAGGAAAAGTTTTATCTTTTGTATCTTCTAATTTTGTTTTTTCGAGTAATATATCACACCCATACTGAGAAGGTAGAATTTCGGATTGTTTTGAATCTGATTCCATTTTGCCCTTCTTAATAGTGTTTTTGTTCACAATACCTTGACTCATCAAGAACGTCCTCCCCATACAATATCAGGATATGCCTCTTTTACATTTTCGAGACTAATCTTATATTTTGTCTGAAGTTTTTTATCCTTTACAAGACATAGAACTTCAGATTCTTTGGAGTGTAAACCTTGGAGCATATTGATAAACATCATCTCTCTACGAGTTGTAGAAAGATTATGATTACCACCCTTTACAAAATGATAAAGATTTTGATATTCTCTTCTCAATGAAGTTCTTCCTTTCCCCTCAAGATCCTGCATTGTGGCAGCCTCACCACCATTTGCCTCACGAATCAAGTTATCAGAAAGATTACCGGAATAAACATTCTGATCCTTTAGATCACCATAAGGAACATCTCCTTCGGGAAGAAGAGATATTACGGTTTCATCAAAGTTCCAAATCAAAATGGTCTTTAATGAATCGTGTTCATAAGTCTTGAGAACCTCAACTTTCTTTGCGTTTGACCTTTGTTTAGATGCTAAATCTAAAATCTCAAAGATAAATGGGTTGGGAGGAAGAGTTTCAATTGGTTTTTCACTCGTCGTCTTCTTCGTCGTCGTCATCGTACTCGTCATAATTGTTTTCAAATCTTACAGATACTACTTCATCGGGAATTATTTGTCCATTTTCATCAAAAAACTCTGGGTGCAAATATGGAGTTCTTGTTTCGAGAGCATGTCTATATGCCAACCATCCTATAACTCCACCAACCATAAAAAATAACAAAGTGAGCATTGAAAAAAATGCGGTTACATATGCTGGTTCCATTTTCCTTCTCCAGAGAGTTTATTGTTTTCTTATATTAAAGTGAAATTCAATAAAGAAATCAAACTCTCTCTGAAAGAGTGTAATCATTTTTCCAAACTTCACTTGAAAAGTTTTTGGTGCTAATGATTCTCTCCTCCTATTTCGAAGTAAAAGTTCAACACCCCGATTGATTTGGTGTTCATTTTTATTTATATCTACATCATCATGGTCCATCAAATCATTTTTTGTTCTCTTAAATATTGAATCGTATCAGAACATCCTCCAATATGTTGTTCATCACAAATCACTTGAGGAAAAGTTGAACCCTCTCCAAACTCTGCATAAAATTGAGTTCTATCAAAATCTCTTCCAAGATTATAAACTACATATTTAAGTTCGGAAAGTTTAAATACTTGCTGAATCTTGGTGCAATATGGACAACCATCCTTTGAATAAATTGTGAAAGTCATAAGATAAGTAAAATTGGTATGATAATTGATAGATGTGCAATAATGAAACCTCCAAAAAATGCTTGAAGATCAATACTTTCAGATTTCATTAAACTGCATTATTTCTTCGGGACCCATACGTATATAAATTTGGGTTAGTTTTTGGTTTCATCCAATTGATTATAGCATCATATTTTTCTTCTGTAAAGAAATCCTGATTATAATACCACTCTTCCCAGTTGGTATGAGATTTTGAGTTATTACAAAACCTACAACAGCACACTACATTTGTAAGAAAATCACTCCCACCTTTACATTGTGGAATGATGTGATCGATTGTAAGATTTTCTGTGTTTCCACAATATGCACACTCATAATTCCATTTTTCTTTGATTGATTGTCTCCACATTCGTTTTGCGTCTGCCGAAGAAGTTGTTTGTAAATGAAACAAATAATCTTCGGAAGAATCGTAGAGGTGCATACAAAGAAGCATCTACGAGTATTTATGATAAAAAAAAGACCCGTAAAGGGTCTCTATATTATATCAACCGATTGCGGGTGCAGTCAAGGCAACTGGTGTTGCTTCTGCTGCTGCAAGGTCAAGCGGGAAGTTATGGGCATTACGCTCATGCATTACTTCGAGACCCAACCCAGCACGATTAAGAATGTCTGCCCAAGTAGGAATTACTCGGTTTTGAC